TTCATCTCCTCCTTTAGTCTTCGTGTGTCACATATTACAATTACATCTCACTATTATCAAGTTAATCTTCACTTATAATTAGTTATTGTTTTACATTAGAAATTTAAGTTTTCTAGGGTTAAAAAAATATGCCCTAGGTAAAATACCTAAGGCTTAAATATCATAATAGTAGCATCAAATCCTGATTTCTTTAATTTTGCTACTTGGTTTTCTGCATTTTCTCTAATAGAATAGGAGCCTGCCATTACTCTGTATAGTGTTTGGTTATTTGATGCTGGTGGTGATTGGGTCAATCCCTTATATACAACTCCCAGCTGTAAAAGTATAGCTTTAGTAATTCCTTCAACTATCTCATTAAACTTGTTATCGAATAGTTTATTATCTTGAGTATTATCTATAAACCCTATTTCTACTAACACTGCTGGTGCCTTTGTCTCTCTTAATACATGGAAGTTTGCCTTCTTAATACCCCTATTCCTAAGACCGATAGCTACTAATTCCTTCTGTATCTTATCTGCTAAACTCTTAGCTTTCTCCGTTTGATTTATATAAGTGAAGGTTTCTACACCTTGAGCTGCCTCTGGCTTAAAAGCATTTCTGTGAATGGATATAAAGTAATCATAAGTTTTCTTGTTTTCCATATCACTTCTATTCTTAAGACTTAGAGTACTATCAGTAGTTCTAGTTTCATCTACCAAAACCCCATGTCTTCTTACTTCACTAGCTACTGCAAGTCCTATTCTTAATACATCATCTTTCTCGCACCGAGCTTTATATACTGCACCTGGGTCACTTCCACCATGGCCGTAATCTAGACATATTCTATTCATTCTTTTCACCATCCTTAAGCTGTACCAATATCTCTTTGAGTTTCTCAGGTATAGGTAGTCCTATGTTTGCAGAGTTTTCTAGTATACTTATTCCTTCATTAGATATATAGAAAAATATTACTGCTGTTCTTATTGCACCACCATTTTTGATGAGATATGCATCTATTGTGTGACCTATAGCTACCATTAAAAACACCATTATCTTTTTAAATATTCCTTTAAATCCAATGGCACTTGATACTTTTCTTTTAATTATTGCAAGCATTACTCCTGTTATATAATCAATAACTACAAATGCAATAAGGGCATATAAAAAGCTATCGTGTCCACCTAGTACATAACCTAAGTATCCTCCGATAGCTGTAAATATCGCTTTTATGAAATTTAGTATATCATCCATCTAACCCCTCCTGTCTTCTACCATAGCTTTTAGTTTTTCAGTTAATGTAGGTAGACTATCTCCAAAGACTACATTAAGTTTAAATCCACTGGCTTCATAAACCTCGGTTACTTCTGTAATTCTAACATCCACTGTAATTCCCCACTCCTTATTCTGGACTGTTACAATATCACCTAAGTTCCAGTCTCTTTCATATTGAAATGGTCCAGTAGGAATAACTTCTGATTGAAAGGAAATAAGCCTTTTATGCTCTGATAACTTTAACTTTCCTCTATCTGGTAAATCATTGCTACTTTCCAAGTCTCTAGCATCTACAAAGATAACGTGTTTATCTAGACCTGTTGCATCACTTCCTATAGTTATTATTTCTCTGTTTACACCTTCACCTTGCCCAGCCACAATAGCATAGTTTCCAAACCCCACTAAACTATCTATATATTCCTGGGATTTTACATTATCAAACTCTGGAGAGAAGATAACTGGTGGATTGATATCTTGATTTACTGAAAAGTTCCTTCCATTATATATGTCAAATATCCACTTCTTTAAAGTAGAATCTAAATAGATGTGCCAGCCTAGATTTGTAATTCTACTTATGCTCTCTAATTCTTCAGCTAAATTTTTATACCTACTTTGCCATTTGATGCTTTTCCCTCGATTTTTATTTGGAGCAATCTCAAGGTTAGGAAATTCCATACCAGGGATGAGCAAGCAGTTTCTTTCTACATAATGCTTCATAACTGTTTCTGCATCTGCTTCAATTGTATCTACGGCCTGGTTATCTGGTGGAATAGTAATTCTTTGTTTTGCAATAGCCCCTAGTGTATAACCTCTAACTGTTAAGATTTCCTCTCCTTGTTCATTTGTCTTTACTTCTTTGTGCCTTATAACCCCAACCTTATATTTATCTGCCCCAAGCATGATTAATCTATTGATATCAAGCTTATCAGCGTTTTGTACCTTTGTATTGGTAACCAGCTGAAACTCTCCATAGGAGTAATACTTCCTTAAAAAAGAAAAGGAAAGATAGTTGTCTACCTCTCCTTGTAAATCTAGTGTTGGTGATAATATTCTAATTGGTTTCATTTAGTTATCTCCCAAGTTTTCATCAAAAACAATATCTCCATATTTAAGTTTAAAATGGTGAATATTATTTTGCCAATTTTCACCGGCTAATTCATCAAGTTGACTTTTTTCAGTATCAAATAAAACCATTGCAGGATCGCTTGTTGAATACTTAAGCGTAGCATATCCAACAGCACGGATTTCTCCATCAATTTCCTTTAGTATTAAAGTTACCATGCTTTCACCTCTATTCCTCTAACCAGATTTTATAAATATAGACATTGCTAGTATAGGTGTTTGATGTGCTATCCTTAGCTCTAGCACCAGCTCCTATATGATAAGTTCCTGTGAGTTCACTAATATCTAACTCATCAATCTTCCTATCAAAGCTATTTGATACACTTAGTTTAAAGTTCGAATCATGAACACCCGTAGTTTTAGAATCAATCAATCCAAAATGACCGTACCCATAAACACCGCTGGCAAGACTCTCCCATTCTATCTTCAGCTTACTATACTTTGTTATATCAACCTTTGAATCCGTAACAAATTGTCCTGACCTATATGCAGTGGATGATGGATTGACATATACTCTTAATCTATCAGTCTCATAATAAAAGCTTGCACTGGGCTCTATGTTTATTTGCTCAAAAATACTATCCCTAACACCTATAAAGTTCGTAAACATTTCATCTTTCCACATGTTTATAAACAGTAATGAATATTTTTGTGCATCCTGTTTATACCATTCAATTAAAGTTTCATTGCTTAGAATTAAATTGCTTGTTAATAAACTACTGGTCAAAGCCTTCCTGGCGATATAGTTTTCCAATAATTTATTCATTAGAAATTCTGTTGAAAGGATTTTAAATGATACTACTTCATCATTTACAACATCTTCAATTCCTGAATAGTAAAAAGCATTTAAACCCTTATCATGTTCTTGTTCTGTCCATCCTACTAACATTTTACCCGTCAGCATTTCATTGCTTTGTCCAATGGGATATGACCATAAATCGGCACCGTAATAAATTGCATCTCTAGCTACAGAGCTGTTTGCAACATTAGTGCAGATATCTACATTATCTTTCCAATGCTCATAATTTTCTGCAATAAACCTACCATCGGTTTGTATACTAACGCCATCATATTTAATATGCTCAGGATACTGCTCTGAAAACCAGTAATGGAGAGGAAAACTGGTCATAGAATAAATACAGCCATCTGTTCCTTGAGCAATCCACCCTAATATTACTCTCTTTACCTCTTCCCAATAATACTCTAAGACAATTTCCCCACTTACATCCTCAACTTCTCTACTTCTTCTCAATTTCATAATGTTACTCGGAATATCAAACCAATAGTCCCCAGTTACAGGGTTTTCAGGTTCAAACCTTGAATACGTTAGTTTCTTCTTTATACTATAGCCAAAACTCATAGTCGCACCATCATTATTTAACTCTGCCCAAATGAAATAGGCTTTGTCTGGGCTTTCTGGCATCTCTAAAACATAAGTCCCATAGTGAGCAATCGAACGATTAACAAATAATCCACCCGTTACTCCTAAAGCAAAATTGATAATAAGGCCTACCCTACCACCTGTTATATTAAGCTTTCTTGAATACTCTAAACTCTGCATATAAGACGGTTTGCCATTAGCATAGTGAGGTCCACTTAAAACACCACCACTAACATAAAGTTGATTAGTTAAACCCATATATCCATCAAAACCAAAAGGTAGAGGGGATACTCTCACTCCTTGCTCCATTGTTCCAAGTTCATTTTTTCTAATGTCCACCTGTATCCCTCCCTTTAAGCATCAGCACCGAATGCTGTAAAATCAATGTCTTTTTCAGTTACTTGAGCGATTAATTTTGTGTTTTCATCTAATAGAAGTTTTCTCCCGATAATCTCAAAGATGAAACGAGCATTTAGCTCACCTTCCCAGATTCTACTTTTTAATCCTGTAGTATTAGCCCAGGGTGGGTTCTCACCTAAGTAATCCCTCATCACATCATCATAGCTTGTTGTATTTGCATCTAGTTCTGCCAGTGCGACCTCCGAGTTTTCTATCCTTCCATATACCTTATATCCCCTAGCTCCTATCACAGGACTCCATGATAAATTAATATAATACTCGTCATTCATACTGGGATGGCAGTCTGTTAGAATAACTATTTCTGATGCTAGGGTTTCTCCCGAATCATCTAGAGCTGTTACTTTATAGGCATAATCCTTTCCTTCTACTCCACCGTGGAATAGTTTCTTTATTTCTTCAATTGTTAAAGGTTCTTCCCCAGTACCACTGGCCTCTGCTACAAAGTTTTGCTCTCCACTTATTTGTATATTTTCAATTGCTGTGGCCACAAGGCTTGCTTTATTAGCCTCATCATCTAACAGACCATCACTATTTGTTGCTAAGATAATTCTTAAATCCTTGCTCTCTTCTCCAATAATATTTGCAGTCAAAGGCTGGTCTGTAAGGGGTGTTGTTATAACCTCTATTGTATATTCATTTCCTTCAAGTCCTGGCTTTTTAACCCTTACATCGACTGCTCCATTAATACCAGAACCTATAACTGCTGCAGCTCTTCTGCCATGGCCATGATCACCTACCTTTATGGCCTGAAAGTTTGAAGGTGCTTTTAACATATTTCTGTTTTTAGATGCTAGGGCTATTATAATCCTCGAACTGTTAAAACCTCGATTTAGGATATTAATATCAACAAGAGCTTTTGCTCCTTCATCATTTACCCAATCAAGCCACTCATAGGTATTTGGATTAGTCATGGTGTACGTTTTAAGGCCCATTATTTATCCCTCCTTTAGCCAAATATAATAGCATTTACTATATTGTTGTGAGCCGAGTTATCATCTTCATGTTCTTTAAACTGTGTCCTCGTAATTAAATTTGTTGTGTCTTGTATTTCATTAAACCACTTTTTCCATTCAGTATAAAACTCTCCATCAGGCTCACTTAATTTATCTCCCACCCACTGTATCCATTTAGATACAAACTGTTCGAAGGATAGATTAGCTTCTTGCTTTTTAACGTTAAGATAATTTATCCATTCATTAAATATTTGTGTAGTATCCACCTGTTCAAAAAGATGAGTTGTAATTCCACATACCTCATGATTAAGTCTTTCATCAATAATTTGATAGTCTTCAATAAACGACTTCCCAGTAACAATTTCTACTTGAGCTAATGATATTTCATAGGTATTATCATTTCTAGTTATCTCGGGTGCTACTGGGCTTTCAGCTGGAATACCTTTTAATATAAAAGCCTTGACGTATCTTTTATCTAAAGACTTATCAAGGCGAATTACAATTCTATCTATTCTATTTAACACTGAATCTGCTGCATCAAGTGTCAGCTTTAAATCCTCACTTTCAATTTTATATAAATACCCTTCAATCCAGGCATAGCCTTCCTTTATATTGATGGACATATCTGTTCCAGTAGTAGTTACTCTTAAATTATCTCCACCATTAAAGATACCATTAGATATTAACTGTCTAAAATACTCTGCAAATTCATCTGCTGTATAAAATCTTTCATCTTCTCCATCTATGGAGTCAAAGAACATATACTTTTCAGCCATTAAAGCCCTCCTTCCTAAATATATCTATTTCTCCATTTAACAGTAACTCTAGTTTTTATGCTGTCATTATTACTTTCATAGCTTAGGATATTATCCCCTGGAGTTAGACTCCAAAATACACTATCTAAATCTATATAGTGAAAGGCATTATCTCCGTTAATCCTTACATACTTTTCTCCAAATGTAGTGGAAATAGAAAGCACATCATCTTCACCAAGACTTCTATTAACTCTAATAAATTCTCCTGTAGTCATATTGATAACTGTAGGATTAGTAGCTGGACCATTAAATTCAATAATTACTGGAGTAGCCACATCTCCATCATTAATACATTTCCTTCTAAAGCCTCTATTGGAAAAGTTGGTGGGAAGTCTTAAGTTAAATTTAATACCTCCCATAAGATAAGACATCTCTCTACTTTCAGTAAAACTATCCACCCAAAATGGATTATGACAAATTAAGTGTATTAAATACTTTTGATAGAATAGTCCTCTGCTTCCTTCACTACTTGGAAAGATAGGTGTAGTTTCTACTACAGCTTTTATTTCTTTTCCTTGATGGAGAATAGTTACTTCACCTAACTTAGGATTTAACACCCTCTCCATCTTCCTTTTATATTCAGCCACTTTTCTAGGTTCATTTCTTGTAATAATTATCCCTTCAATGGAGATGGCTCTAATGCCTAGTGTATTGTCAATATATGTGGAGCCATCTTGTTTAGGCGACTTCTGACTTTCTATATCAACTCCAAGGGCTTCGTCTATCTTCTCCAAATAAAACGGAGCCTGATTACCTAATATAATCTGCTCCCCCTTAGTATTTTTAATTATTAAATTTTCCATCTGTTTCACCTACCATTCAAGAGCTAATTCTTTAGATGCATTTTTAATTTTTCTAGCGGTTTCATATGGAGATAATGGAGCAGGGCTGTTGATAACTATATTTTGTGTTATACCCTTATCCCCAGAAAGCATCTTTTTAGTCACATTATCATCATATATCTTACTACCTCTTGGAAGTTCTACAAGCTCTGGACCAAGTTCTCCTACCATAGTAAGACCGCCTTGAAAGAAGCTAGTTCCACTAAAGTTTTTAGCTGGTCCACCTGATACTGCTTGTGATATATTCTTAGTTATGTTTTCAAATACGGTAGTGAAGGTAGCCTTCTTATCCTCCACCTTTTGCTTATTCCAATCTACTAATGCAGATATTCCATCTTTAATAGAACCTACAACAGTAGAAAAGGCTTCTGATACTTTACTTGCCATAGCTGGAAATTTATCTAATGTGGTGGAAAGCATAGAGGAAGTTTTACTAACCCATTCTGATTCCGAATCTGTTATGGAGTCTATTATCTTTCTCTTTATATCATTTGCTTTTTCATTTATTTCAGATTTAATATCTTTCCATTTATTTTCTGTATCAGTTTTAATTTCAGACCATTTATTAGATACATTTTGTTTAATTTCCTGCACTTTAGTGGCTGTATCTGTCTTCATATTAGTCCATTTGTTTGCTAGATCTGTCTTAATGTTTTCCCACTTTTGTGATGAATCTTTCTTTATTTCTTCCCATTTCTTACTTACATCTTCTTTTATTTGTCTTGATTTAGTGGATATATCATCTTTCATCACTTGCCATTTTGTCTTAATTTCACCAGTTTCCCAATCTACCTGATTCACGTGTTCTTTAGCTTGAGCCTTTGCTTCCTTTACTACTTTTTCATGCATCTCTTCAGCTTTCTTAATGGATTCATCTTTCTGACGAGTAGCTTCCTTTATTAACTTATCTGCTTGATCTTTAGTAATAGTTCCAGCTTCATCTCTTTGACGGATAATTTCTTTAATGACATCATTGTATTGTTCTTCAGCAGCAAGGATTGCTCCATCCTTTTGCTCTATACTATTTTTAACTACTTCTGCTGCTTGTAGAGCTGTAATTTCTCCAGCTTGAGCCTTCATCCTTTCCATAATAGCTTTCGCTTCTACTTCATTTTCAGATAAAACCTTAATCCCTGTATCCACCATTTCTCTTTGAATGCTATTTATTTCTTCCTGTTCCTCTTTAGTTAATGCTCTCTTCTCAGTAGATGCTAGATCTAATATTTCTTTTATCCTTGCTTCTCCATCAGCTATACTTTGTTTTCTATTTTCATAGCCTTCTTGCATATTATTTAAAATCTCATCTTGTTCTTCTTTAGATAGGGATGTACTGCTCGTTACAAAGTCTTGTATTTTACCTAAAGATTCTTCATGGTGTGTATCTAGTCCAGCTTGAACCTGCTCTGCCATCTGTGAAAAGTTTGATGTTATCCCATCTGCCATTTCTTTAGTAACTTCCTGACCACTCCAAGAGAGCTGATTTAAAGCTAGAGTTGCTTCATCATTTAGTTCTAGAAACCCACCTACAGCTTTCTTGGTAGATTCCGATACCTCATCTCCAAATAGTTCTATTGCAGGGATATTTTCCTCACTTAAATGTTTATATAATGCAACCCCTCCAACTACTGCAGCTCCAATGGCTAGTGTCCATGGGTTAAGGAGTAAGGCTCCTGCTTTAGCAGCTATTCCTGCAGCACTAAATCCTGTAGCCATTCCACTTGTAGCAACTGTAGCTGTAGCAGCTCCTGTTTTTAATCCAGCCAAAGCTATTGATGCTTTAGAAAAGGCACTAATAACAGTACCTGCTCCACCTATAAGCTTTCCACCAAGGATTAATAATGGTCCTATAGCTGCTGCAAGAGCTGCTACTTTCACTATGGTTTCTTGTGTAGCTGGACTAAGATTTGCAAACCATTCTACTGCAAGCTGTAACTTTTCTACTAGGGTTTGTAGGTGTGGAACTAGGATTTCAAATATTTGTATTCCTACACCTTCAAGGGCTGATTTTAATTTAGTAATCTCCCCCTGAAGATTATCCTCCATAGTTTCAGCCATCTCTTTAGCTGTTCCTGTATACTCCCTTGTGGCCTGTGTTAGTTTTTCATAATCTTCTTCACTTGCATTAATAATTGAAAGCATTCCAGCCATAGCTTCTTTTCCAAATATAGTAGCTGCATATTGGGCTTGTTGTTCCTCGGAAAGATTAGCAAACTTTAATCTTAATTCATCCATGACGTTTTTAAATGGAAGCATCTCTCCGTTGGCATCAGTGATTGATATTCCTAAGTCGTCCATCGCTCCTGCCATATTACTTGTTGGGTTTGCTAAGTTTGCTATGGCAGTTTTTAGTGATGTTCCTGCTTGAGATCCTTTTATTCCTGCGTTAGCCATAAGGCCTAGTGCAAGGGCTGCATCCTCTGCTGAATAATTAAGAGCACCAAAAAGAGGAGCCACATATTTAAATGACTCCCCAAGTAAACCTACATTTGTATTACTGTTTGATGATGCACTGGCTAGTAGGTCTGCAAATTCCCCTGCCTGTCTGGCTTCCATTCCAAAGGCAGTAAGGGCATCGGTGACAATATCAGAAACTGAACCTAAGTTTTCACCACTTGATGCTGCAAGCATCATTACCCCTTCAAGCCCATCTAGCATTTGATTTGTATCCCATCCAGCCATGGCCATATATTTTAAGGCTTCAGCAGATTCAGATGCAGAGAACTTTGTAGTAGCACCCATCTCTTTAGCTTTTTCCTCTAGTTTCTCTAAATCATTACCTGTAGCACCACTAATAGATTGGACTTCACTCATACCTGCTTCAAAATCAGACCCTACTTTAACAGCTGCAGCACCAAGACCAACTAAGGGAAGTGTAATCTTTTTAGTTAGATCCTTTCCTACTGACTCCATTTTCTTGCCCACATCTTGCATCTTCTGTCCAACAGGCTCTAGAGCTTTGGCTAATTGATACCATCCTGAGGATTGAAGTTCTATCTCTTTATTTAGACTATTTAAGTCCTGTTCCATGGAAACTAATCTAGTTCTTGCCTGATTTAATTTTATTTCAAGTTCCTGAGTTGCCTTAGCATCTTTACCCTTAGTCTCTACTGACTTTTGATGTGCTGCTTCTAGAGCCTCTACCTTTTGTCTTTGAAGCTCTGTTTGTTTAGTTAGGCTGTCTGACTTTAATTTCAGCCCATCTAATTCCTTACCATGCTTTCCCATCTCGGCACTTGCAAGTTTAAACTCAGACTGAACCTTCTTCATCTCTCTATTTAGATTACCTATTCCATTTTGAAAGCCAGTAGAATCTAAACCTACCACTACATTTAATTGTCCTATTTCCTTTGCCACTTACACCTCACCACCTTTTGGCATAAAAAATACACCTAACTCCTAGGTGCTATAAAATATCATCAATATATACTTTTTCACTTCCAAGCTTTCTAGTTAATAGCTTCAAATAATACATCATATCCATGGAGTCAATTTCATTTAGTGTCCAGCCTTTATCTAAAAGTGCTAGGTAGAACTTATCTATAAATTCTTGGGGCTCCATGGCATTCCCCTCTATTCGTTTTTTTCATCACCTTTAGTTGTCTCTGTCATTTGTCCAACTACTTCATTGATGCATTTTGTGATAGTAGGAATTAAATCTTTTGATGAAAGGCCATCATAGACATCATCTCTTGTAAATTGATTACCAAACAGCTCAACAATATAGTCAATCAGCTTATCCAACTCTTCAGGTGAAAGACTCTCAAAGTTTATTCCATTTGATACTTCTATAGTTCTTCTAACCATTCTAGCTGATATAAATGAAGCTACATAAGTTTTATCCTTCTTATCTCTTTTTAATATAATCTCCATATTAACCTCCCACTACAGTAGTATCTCCTGGAACACTAGCAAACCATGATTCTGCTCCTAGGAAATCCTCGCTATCTTCATCAGCAGTATGTTTCCATTCTCCATCATGAAGCCTTGGCATAAAGGTTAGTTTAAGCTTAGGTGTTTTATGCTCTACATTGTCCTTTTTTGTCGAATAATCCTCTGCTAAAGGTTGAGATACTCCTTTTAAAAGCCATACATATCTATACTTTCCATTAGACTTTAAGCTCTTGAATCCCAATGCAATATGTGGTGGAACATCAGCCTTATTCTCTATTAATACACCATCCACTATCTTATTTCCTAATATCTTTGCCCTTGTCTGCAATGGTAAATCGGCAGTTTCTACTTCTACATCAATTTTACCTAATGCTGAAATGGACTCCCATAATTGATCATCAGCATAGACTTCTTGGGTATTTACTGTAGGGTTTATGGTTGCATTAATTGCTCCCACTAAATCCTCTGGTAATTCATATGTCAAAGCTTCTTTTGTGTCTTCTGTTAATATTGCAAAATGTAAATCATTAAGTCCTACTTGTGCCATTATATGACCTCCTTAAAAAATCTCATTACTTTGTGATAAGTCTTTGTATCCTCTTCATATAAATCATAAAAGTTTAATTTAGTAAATCCAGCATCTATTATTCTTGTATAAACGGTATCTACTAAATCTGTATAATCTTCCTTACTCCAGATATCTATCTGAACATAATATCCATTAATTAATTCTTTATCATCAGAATGTAGCTCAGGCTTATCTAGATAGATGAAGAAAGTGATATAGGTTTCTTCATCGCCACTATAGGTTTGAAATCTTACTGGAACCCCTATATCTTTTAAAGCTGATATAACTTTCTTATTTATACTCATAAGCCTAGACCTTCTTTTAAATTTTTCTCAATCGCCTCCATGGCTTCCTCTTTAGAGGTTTCATAACCTCTGGACATAAAGGGGTTAGCTTTCATCTTTACAGTTCCAAATTCCACAAACTTCCCATAATATCCATCCTTATCTGGACCTACTTCCACCCTCTTTACTCCATCCTTAGTTTTAACTCTAGATGCAGTAATGCTTTGTTTTAGTTTTCCTGTCCTTACTGGTACTTCTTTTTTTATGGATTCTTTAACTACATCTCCAGCTTCTCTTAAGGCTTTGTTTTCAATTCTAGATCCTTTTTGTCCTAGCTTTTCTATTTCAGCTAGTAGGTTCTCCATTCCTTCAACTTTCATATCAGCCACTTAAATCTACCTCCATAGCCTTAATTTCCATCAATTTATTTTCATATTTTATATTATCTATTGAAGTGATATTGTACTCCTTATCCTTAAATAGAATCCTCATAGATGTGTCTAAATCTTTAAGGTATCTAACAGTAAATTTAACTGTATTCTCTGCTTGAACTGCTGCAGCCTCATAGTATTCTCTACCATGAAGGTTAGTTATACTAGCCCATACTGTTTTTACATCTGTCCATTCTTCTATTTCAAATCCATTTTCATTGGTGGTGGTAGTTAATCTTTGTAGTGTTATCCTATGTCTTAATTCGCCTGGGTTCATTCTTCCACTCCCTCATAACAGTAATTAAGCTGGGCTAACATACTATTAATTACAGGCCTTATCTTATCTCCTACTTTTCCAGCTGTAAGACCTCTGTTTTCATACCAATCTACTACTAGGATTAGACAAAAGAGCCTAGCTAGATTATTTGTATCATCAAAGCTTCTACCTGTTGCATTTTTAAGATATTCTTCTGAAACTTTTATAAGTGTATTTATTAGGGTATTATCCTCATCTCCATCTATTCTTAAATATTCCTTTGCTTCATCTAGGGTAATAAGCATCTAAGTCCCTCCAATAAAAAAGGAGCAAGAAGTATAATACCTCTTATGCTCCAGTTGTTGAAATAGTAAGTTTACCAAATACTGCTGCAGTTTCATCCCATTTAACACAATCATCACGAGTTATAGTTCTAAGTTCAGTTGTATCTCTTCTCCATGCATCTCCACCAATATTTGTAGAAGCTAGTTCATAGGTGCCTTTATTAAATAGAACCATTAATTCTTTAAAATTTCCTACTATAAATGGAGCCTTTACTGTAGTAGTACCTGTGGAAGGTAGAGTTCTATTAGCCACTACTATAATTGGTCTACCTTTAAATATCTTCTTTCCAGGCTGTGTAATATCTTCTTGAAGAAGTGGTCTTCCATTAATGTCTTCCTGTTCATCTAGCCAATGGAATCCATCTTGATTGGTGATAATAGAGCTAGATAAAGAAAAGGCTGGATCTAAGTCTACATTTAATACCTTCTTTATTGCATTTATGTCTTTTAGGTCTTTACTTGATAGAGAATTTAATACAGATAAAATCAATCCGTTCTTAGTTACCATGTGCTTTTTAGCAATCCATTGGGTAATATAGGCTAGGATATTTTGGTCTGTATCCCTTAGTAATTCATTAGTAATTGGAAGGTATCCTGCCCTTTTAATTAGCTTATAGCTTACTGGTGTAAACTTTGGATTGTCTATTTCTTGAATCTCTCCATATTCATCTACAACTTGAAAAGGAACCATATCTTCATCTTTTTCTAAGACCCTAGAACCTGATAGTGCATTTACTCTTTCATTTCTTACATGGACAGATAGATCATTCATAGTTCTCATAATCTTATTGATACGAGTTTGAATATCTTCAGGTACTATAATTCCTAAATCTCCATCAGCATCTGTGCTTACTCCACCTTCATGGACAATACTAGATTTATATTCATTGATAATGCTATAGTCATCTGCTGTTATTCTTTGTCTTCTTAGCCCTTTTAAAAATACTCTTTTGTATTCTGCTTCTAGATCCCTTTCTACATTATTTATTGGTGTTGCATCATCTAAATTAAAAGCTTCAGCTGCTTCTAATTCCTGCTGCATTGACACTTTCTTTTGTAACGCTCTTACTTCTTCCATCATATTTTCAGCTTCACTTACCTTATCCTCAGCTATTAGATTTCTTACCTTCGCCTTCTTTTCTTCTAAGCTTTGAAGTAGTTCTCTTAATTCTTTACTCATAAATATTCATCCTCCTCAAATTAAAAAAGAGCCTAAAGCTCTAGTTCGATTAATAGTTTCTGTTTTATAGATTTTTGATTGTTTTCTTGCACATCATTATCTGGTTTTGGCTCTTGTATTAACGCTTTAGGTGTATTTCTATATCTCCCCAATACATCCATATCTACAGATGCAGCTATTTTCTTTTCCTCTTCTACCACATGACAAAATCCGTATTCTTCGCATTCCTTGGCAGTAAGCCATGTTTCATTATCCATAATCTCTATAATTTCATCTCTTGTTAACATGGATTGGTTTTCATAAGCTGCAATAAGGCTTTCCCTAATCTTATCTAAGTCCTCAGCTAATTTTCTAAAGTCAGCTGCATTACCCATTCCTATTGTCCAAGGGTTATGAATCATCATCATTGAGTTTTTAGGCATAAAAATAGTATTGCCTGCCATAGCTATGACACTTGCAATACTAGCTGCGAGTCCATCAATATATACATTTTTCTGTGCCTTATGTCTTTTAAGGATTGAGTAAATAGTCTGACCAGCAAAAACATCTCCTCCTGGAGAGTTAATGTAGATATTTAATGTGTCTACATCCCCAAGATTATCTAAATCAGCTTTAAATTCTTTAGGAGTTACTTCATCTCCCCACCAAGTTTCATTTGATATTTCACCGTATAGTGTCAGCTCCCCTTGGTTTTTATCTAAGGATTTAAAGTTCCAGAATTTCTTATTCTTTTTCCCTTTCAGTTCCATCACCACCTCTCATATACTGCTCTCCTGCCATTTCAATAGGCATCATGTTTCCATTTATAAGTAGCCTATCTCCACCTTCCTTGGTTTCTAATTCTTCTAATGCCCTAACTTCATTGGCTGTCATAAAGCCTGATTGGATAGCAATTCTATATCCTTCGTATCTTGTTTTAGGGTCAGCACGAAGTATGGCATTTACATTAAACTTAATATAGTAGCCTTCTTCTAACTCTCGCTGTGTAAATAATTTATATGTCAGTTCCTGCTCATATCCTGTTAATATATCCATCAAAGTATCTACATAAAATTCCCTTTGCTGATGCTCTACATTGGTATGAGTTGCTCTATCTAAATCATTAAGTTGATGGTTCTTTACCCCAAAGGCTGCAGCTATTTGCTTAACTGTTAGCTGAGTGTTTTCTATAAACTGTGCATCTGCCATTGTTAGACTCAGTGGTTGGAACTGATATCCTATAGGAAGAAGGGATACCCTATTTGCATTTTTAAGTCCACTTGCCATCTGTTCAAATCTTTCTCTAAACACCCTTTGAGCCTCTGGGTTTAAATCTCCAATATAGTGAATAATGCCTTTAGTTTGAAGTCCAGTTTTAAAACTATTATTTAAATATTCACTAGCAGCACCTGCATTTTCTATGGTGTTCTTTAATTGCTCTAGTGGAGTCATTCCAACTATTCCATCAACCGTTAATCCTTTGAAGTGTAATATTTCATCTGGATCTATTCTATACTCAGTACCTTTATTATCTGTATATACATACCAGAGCTTTCCCTTCTTTGGCAGCAGCCCCACATCATCTATAAATATTTGAACCTTGGTGCTGTCTAGTGGATATATTCCTGTAACTTTACCTGCATCTCTACCTTTAGTTTCAAAATCAATCCAGGCATAGGAATTTCCATAAAGATTTCTTTGTACTTCCAAGGCTTTAAAAAAATCCCTAGAATTCATCCAAGGATTTGGTCTAATCTTTAAAATTGGTGTTAGATAATGACTTGTATCAACCTGCCTTCCATCATTACTTCTGTATACCTTAGTTGGTAATTTACCTATACTATCAGCCAATATTCTGATGCAGGAAAACACAGTTGCTTCTTTTAGGGCATTTTTACCTTTGAAGTTTAATTCTCCTGGTTCAATCCCTAGCATTTCAAGTAGCCTTCTATCATTTAATGATACTGCTTCAGATTCTGCTCTAGTGTTAAACAGTGTTCTTATCTTATTAAATACACTCAAATGCCATCACCCCCTAGCCCCAAAGTTTATCTAACATTTCCTCTGTTGAATTTTCATTTATATTAAACTTACTTCCTTCATTTCTTATTGCTCTATCTAATGCCATAATCATAGCCACAGCTCCATCTATCTTTTCAGTAGACTTCTCCTTATCTGGCTTTATGTTTCCTGCAGGGTCTGTTCTAATGTGTATATTATCCATCATCCAAGATAGTACTGGGTGTCCTCCATGAGCTATTCTTTTTTCAAGTACTAGCTTCATCAACTCTTTTGTAGGTGGACTCATATCCCTATATCCTTGTCCAAAAGGAACTACAGTAAATCCTGCACCTTCTAGATTTTGTGTCATCTGAACAGCTCCCCATCTATCAAAGGCTATTTCCTTGATGTTGTAATCTTCCCAGAGTTTTTCTATAAACTTTTCTATAAACCCATAGTGAATAACATTTCCCTCTGTTGTTTTAAGATGGCCTTCCCTTTCCCAAATATCATAAGGTACATGATCCCTTCTAACCCTTAAATTCATATTTTCCTCAGGTATCCAAAAGTATGGGAGTACATAGTATTTATCATCATCTGGTATTGGAGGAAAAACTAATACAAAAGCTGTAATATCAATGGAGCTTGAAAGGTCTAGTCCACCATAACATTCTCTGCCTTTTAATTTCTCAGCATCTACTGGTGTAGAACACATCTCCCAGTTATGCATTGGCATCCATCTTACTGACTGCTTTACCCACTGATTTAGCCTTAGTTGACGGAAGAGGTTCTCCTCTGCTGGGTTTTGTTTTGCACTTTCACAGGCTATTGCCATCTTTTCTTCCTGAACTGTTACTCCCAAAGATGGGTTAGCTTTTCTCCAAACCTTAGGGTCTGTCCAATCATCTCCTTCATCTGCTGCATAGATAACTGGATAAAAGGATGAGTCTACTTTTCTTCCCTTTATTATATCTTCTGCTTTTTGGTGAACTTCAAATCCAATGCTATGTCTATCATTTCCTGCTGTTGTAATTAGAAAGTTTAAAGGTTGCCTTCTTGCATCTGCTGCTCCATGGGTCATTACATTAAACATTTCTCTATTAGCTACATGGATTTCATCAAAGAGTACTGCATGAGGGTTTATCCCATGTTTACTAAAAGCTTCAGATGATAGTACTTGATAAAATGAATTCATAGCAGGATAAACTATTCTCTTTTGTGAAGCTACTATCTTAAGCCTCTTCTGTAGTGCAGGTGATAAGCCTATCATATCTACTGCTACTTGATAGATTAAACTTGCCTGAGCTCTATCTGCTGCACAGCTATATATTTCAGCTCCCCACTCTCCATCTGCTGTAAGCATATATAAAGCAAGGGCAGCTCCTAGTTCTGTCTTCCCTTGCTTCTTTGGTATTTCCACATATCCAGTTGTAAATTGCCTATATCCATCTTCCTTTATTACACCAAATAGATTCCTGATTATTTCCTTTTGCCAGGGAAGAAGAATAAATGGTTTGTTATGCCACTTACCTTTTGTGTGTTTTAAGTTCTCTATAAAACTAACTACATATTCAGCCCTTTTTTTATCATAGCTGGATGTGGGTAGCATGAATTTTGTAGGAGTGAACTTATCGGTCATACTATCACTTCCCAGCACTTCTTAACATTCTCTCCATTGGATCATCAGTGTCCGTGTTTTCTGTATTTACTTGAATCCTAGTTCTTGATGCAGGGGTAAGCCCAAATTGGGATGCAAAGTCCTTCATAACCTTAAGATAGGTTTGTGCTATGGACACTTGAGGAACCTGCTGAATATATCCTGATGGAGTTTTAAATATGGTTCCATGTTTAGATAGAAATTCTTCAGCTTCCTTCCATCTAGCATAGGCCTGGCAGTAGCCTGCAAAAGCTGTCATATCTATCTCAGTTAATATTCCTATTCCCTCCATAATATCAGCCATTCTTTCCCATTCCTTTTTAGCTTCAGGTTCAAGCCATGACGGACATTCTGGAGCTTTTTTCTCTGGCCTAGGTTCATTTTCATTAAGTGGTCTCTTTCCAGGATTACCTTCTAATATCTTTAGTGCAGTTGGCTTTGGTGTTCTTCCTCTATTCGCCATGCTATCACCTCCAAATCTATAAGAAAAAGAAGCCCAAACTTAGGCTCCTTTGAACTTTTCTATTTAAATTTCCTCGACCCTTTATCCCTAGGCCCCTATTTAAAAGGCTTACAGGGGAAACTGTGGCCTCAGTTTTTCTTAATTTTGCTTAATTCAATGGCTTCTTCAAGATATTTTAAATCAAATCCAAATTCCTCATATCCTTCACTTACTGCATTTAGATAATATTCACTTGGAAGGTTTAAGTTTATTCTATCCTTTATTTTGTTAGTCATAATATAGACCATGGCTTCTACTACTCCACCTGTTTCCAGCTCCACTGGTACATCTTCTTTATAGTAAAAACTGGGGTAGCCTTCATACCTATCCAGGGATATTTCATCTTCTGGTTTTAAATCCCAAATCACAACTGGTACTTCTCTATTTACCTTAGGTTCTATGGTTAGGTAAGCATTATCTGGCCTTCCTTTAAAAAGTAAGTGGTAGCCTTTTAATATTCCCTTTCCATAAACCTTGGCAGTAGGACATCTGTATGTCATCTGCTCTACATTTAAGTTTGAACCATAGGCTATATATAGCCTTTTATCCATTTTCATCTTCCTTTCTCTCGCCACAGTTTGGCCTGTGTGCCCTTTTTATTTAAGCCTCGAGGGTTTATACCCTTCTTTAAGCCTTAAGAGGGGTTTCCCCCCTCCTGTGTTTAAGCTAAGTCCTGAAACCTCCAAGCTGCACTTCCCTCTAGGTGCTTTACTAAATGCTCCCTTGGGTTTTTGAACTCGTCACCTATAAAGCCAATTCTGTTAAGCCAGGTTCTCATTGCAAACTTTGGGTTTTCTATCTGTGGCTTCTTGGTGCTGGCAGACTTTTGGGTTAAGGCTTGGTTGTTCATGGCTAGGGCTAAAAGGATGTATGTTCTAATTTTTCCTGCGTGAAGACTTCCGTTAAATCCCCTAAGTTCTACTGTTCCTACTCCGTTGAAAAAGCTGTGTAAGTTTAGGAAATGGTAACGGCTATCGTGGTAATGTCTGCTTCTTCCTTGGTAGTAGCCTTCGTACCAAATGTCTTCTATTTCTTTAAAGCTAGTTGGCCTTTTCTTTTTCATTCTTTCTACCAGTTTTTCATCTAGGGCTTTGCAATATCTTATTCTGCTTGGTTCTATTTGTAGGCTGTTGTAAAGTAGGTCGTTCCTTGAGTAGATAATGTTTACAAAGTTGCGAAGAGATTTTGGAGTGTGGTCGGCTCCATTTAGGTGAATGTGTATTCCTGCCGAGTTATTTACAAATCCTCCTGCCTTTCTTATTTTCCTTACTAGCTCTTGCAAACTTTTAATGTCTTCTTGGTAGGTTAAGATTGGGCTAACAATTTCTACGCTGTATTCTCTTCCTGCTGATGTCCTCTGGCCATTTACTTTTCTTTGGCATCTTAGGCTTCCGTCATAAACTACCTGCCAGGTTCTTCCGTCTGGTCCTACTACTTTGTAGTTTCCATTTGTCTTTCTAATGCTTCCTTCTAAATGTTCAGCTACAGTTCTTGCTGCTTTTTCTCTTGTTACTCCTGTAAATTCAATTTCAATTCCAAAGTTTCTTGTAAGCACTCTATTTATCCCCTTCCTGTGTGTTTTTTGTTACATACATATATCACTCAGAAAGGGGTAAATAGCAAATACTATTTTCAAAAGAAACACAGTATTTTACACTATTTCAACATATGCAGAAATAACGGCTAAAGCTTCAAGGTAAGAACCTGAAGCCATTACCTTTTCCACCATTTCATCTGCTTTATCTTTCATTTTAGCTTCTTTTAAGGTTTTTGAAGCAATAGCCATAAGGCTAAAAACATTCCCATCTTCACCAATTAATTTGCATTTAGGTTTACTCATAACTTTCACCTGGCTTTCTAAAGGCAGAGTTTCCACTTAAATTTTGGAGAAGCTCTTTTCTAATTTCTTTATATTCATCCCCCACCATTCCTAGTCTTGTTAGCCAAGTTCTAAAAGTATATTTTTCATTATCAGTAGCTTTCACCTTAGCTAAAGCTCTTTTTTGGGCCTTAGCATTTTTATTTATTAATGCAAAAAGCCAGGTAGCTGCTTCTGTTCCTGTATGCTTAAAGATTATGGTTTTATCTTGGAAGTTAAATTTTATTCCTGGATGGTCTAGGTCATCAATATCCTTCATTGCTCTTTCAAGACTATCTATGCTCTTAATATCTGCCTCGTTGATTTTAATAACAAGGTCTTCTTCTACTATGTTTTCTTCTATATTCAGTGCCTTTTTAATTAAAGGCTGTCTGCTGTAAATCATATTCACAATATTCCTTAAGCTTCTTCCACTATGGCCATCCATAGGTATTTCTAATTCATAACTAAGGCTTTCTTCTGGTCCAGCAATTAGTTCTTCAAATTCTATTTCTTCTCCTGCAGGTATCATGATCCTTCCCTCCCTATCAATAGTATAAATTTCTTTAGGTGTTTCAATTTCATATGCAAAACTTGGTGCTCCTAGGTACTTAGGCTTTACACCAAAATGTTCACCTAATAATTTAACTTTCTTCTTTCTATCCATTTGAATCCCTCCTGTGATTTTGTTACTTACATATATCACTCAAAGGGATGTATAAAGCAAGTTTTATTTAAAAAAGCACCAAGGGTTTATTCGAAAGATAAATAAAAAGCCCTTACAGGGGAAACTGTGGGCTAGGATTATTGGTTATTCTTTTGTAATTTCGCTATATTTGATTTTCTTTCCATCTCTTGTTAAATACACATCTTCATCAGTTCCTATAAACTCAATATATCTTTTTACAATTACATCTGTATATTTTTCATCCAGTTCAATTGCATAGCAAATTCTATCTAGCTGCTCACTGGCTATTAGTGTAGAACCACTACCAGCAAAAGGCTCAAGGATTATACTGTTATTAGATGAACTGTTTTTTATTGGGTAAGCTATTAAGGGTACTGGCTTCATAGTTGGATGGAGTTCTGATTTTGTAGGTCTATCAAAATTCCATACAGTGGTTTGTTTTCTATCTGAATACCATCTATGTCTTCCCTTTCCCTTCCATCCAAATAGGATGGGTTCATGCATCCACTGATACGGGCTTCTTCCTAAAACCAAGGATTGTTTTACCCATTGGCAGACCCCTGAAAGATAAAAGCCAGCATCTTGAAAGGCCTTTCTAAAAATATATCCCTTAGTGTCTGCGTGGAAAACATAGATTGAAGCATCATCTGCCATATTGCTTTCTATGTTTCTAAAGGCATCAAATAAAAACTCATAAAACTCCTTATCTTGTAGGCTATCGTTTTGGATTGTACCTGCTGTACCTTCATAGGAAACTCCATAAGGAGGATCTGTTACGCAGAGATTTGCTTTCTTTCCTTCCATTAGTCTTTCGTATGTTTCAGCTTTAGTACTATCACCACAAATCAGCCTATGTTTTCCAAGTAGCCAAATATCTCCTAACTTTGAAACTGCTTCATCTTCTAAAGCTTTATCTATATCGAAGTCATCATCTTCTGTATTTTTATCATGGATTCTAGAAAATAGATCATCTATCTCTGCAGCATCAAATCCAGTAAAGTCTATATTAAAATCCATTTCCTTTAAACTTTCTAGCTCTAAAGCCAATATCTCGTCATCCCAACCAGCATCTAGAGCCAGTCTATTATCTGCTAAAATATATGCTTTCTTTTGGGCATCTGTTAAATGCTCCACTAATACACATGGAACCCTTTTTATTCCTTCTTCTCTTGCAGCCATTACCCTGCCATGGCCAGCAATAATACTTTTATCCTTATCAATTAAAACTGGATTTACAAAACCAAATTCCCTAAGACTACTTCTTAATTTATTAATTTGCTCTTTATCATGAGTTCTAGCATTATTTGCATAGGGTATTAATTCGTCTATATCTATTAATTTTAATTCTTCCGTTGTTTTCAATATTCCACCTCCAAAATTAAAAAAGCACCTAAAATATAGGTCCTAAAATCCTTATACCCCCCCTAGTGAATTTCGCGAATTCTCACACGAAGGGGCCGCCCCGTTCCTGAAGAATAGAGTTTTAAATTATATGACCCGCCCTAGGGGCTAGTAAGTATAAACCCTTCTCCTCCATCTGCCGTCTTCCTTGGCGGTCTTTCTATCATGACAGGACTTGCACAGGGATTGTAAATTGTTAAAGTCATAGAATAGGTTCTCATTTCCTTTGTGTGGCTTTATGTGGTCTACTACCGTTGCTGGTGTAATCCTATTCTTCTTCAAACACTCAACACAGAGTGGTTGTGTATTTAATCTATATCGTCTCAAGTCTTGCCAGCGAGTGCTATTATATAGTTTCTTATGTTTACTCTGCTTTGGTTTGAATTCCATCTCTTCTTTATGCTCTTCACAATAGTATCCTTCAGTTAGATTAGGACACTGTGGATGCTTGCATGGTTTAAGTGGTCTCCTTGGCATCTTTATCAACTCCTATAAATAGGCATAGAAAAAGCCCTAAAAGAATTTAATCTCTTAGAGCCAACATTGCGTTTCCTTGGAATCGTATCGATATAACCTTGGCCTATTCTACAATGCTCTGGTGTCTTTAATTTTCTATACCTTTACATCTTATACTATACTACATATTGGGTGTGCCATTCTATGCCCTTTACTGCCCATTTTGTATTTTTTCTATTTCTTTTAATGCTCTGCCATGTATCTTAAATACTGTTCTGTTATTATAGTCTAAAGCATAAGCTACCTCTTCCCATGTTTTAGCTTCAATGTATCTCATCTGCAGTAATAGTTGACTAACAGGGTCATCAACTTTACTGATGGTTTCTAATATTTCTGCTTTTAATCTTATCAGTTCATCTATATCATCATTTATCTCATGACATAAATCTATTAATTTCACTGTTGCATCTTCCATAGGACTTGTAGTAGCTCTTCCTCCTAATACCTTCTCTTGAGTAAAGTTCACCGTAACTCTTGTAGCTAGTGCTTCCAGCTGTTCCTTCTGCTCTAACTTACTATTTATTCTCTGGTCAAGCCATATAGCCTGGGATAGATATTCTTTAGCATTCATCTAAATTACCTCCCATCTTTCCACCATAGTAGGTTTCAATAATGTGATCCCTTCTATCTTTATCTAAGGACATAATTCTTTCCATTACCTTAATCCTACCAGCTTCGGCTTCTTCCTTTGTTTTATAGAAGTTACAACCTTGACAGTTCTTTACCTTTAAGGCTTTACATCCTCTACTTGTATAAGCAAAGCAATCTTCAACACTTCTGCCTTCTAGCTTTTTAATCTCTTTATTAAATCCTTTACTAGCTCCTTCTATATCACCTGCAATTGCCTGACCTCTTATGGTTTTGAGAGTTTGTCTAGGCATTGTTTCTCTATAGTTTTTAAGTTCTTTAATGATTTTCTCTTTACTCATCTCTATAAGTCCCCCTTTTCTAATCTAGCTTTAACAGCTTCTAGTAATTCTTCTTGACCTACATTCTTTTTATTAAGTGCTTTTATAACATTCTCATCAATAGTTCCTTTAGCAATGATGTGGTGAATTACTACCGTTTCATTTTGACCTTGCCTATATATCCTCGCATTGGTTTGTTGATAAAGCTCTAATGACCAAGTAAGAGAAAACCATATGAGAGTTGATCCTCCAGCTTGAAGGTTAAGGCCATGTCCTGCAGATTGTGGATGGATAAGACCAACTGAAATATTTCCCTCATTCCAATCCTTGATATCCTTAGATGTTTTTAACTCTCTTACATCAAATCTATTTTTTATTCTTTCAAGGTCATGTTTAAACCAGTAGGCAACTAGTACTGGTTTGCCATTAGCTCCTTCAATTAAATCTTCTAAGGCATCAAGCTTTCTATCGTGAACTTGTATAAAATTCTTATCCTCATCATAGACTGCACCACTTGCCATCTGAAGGAGTTTATTAGATAGAGCAGCTGCATTGATAGCATCTATTTCTTTATCTTTAATACTTACAACTAATTCCTTTCTTAATGTTTCATAGACTTCTCTTTCCTTTTCTGAAAGATGAACTATTAGCTCATTAGTTATAAGAACAGGCATATCTAAATAGTCTTCTGATTTCATTGAAACTGTAATATCTGATATCTTTTCATAAATAGCATCTTCAGCAAAAGCTAGTGGTTTGTAAGAATAGACGATTGCTCCATTTCTTTTATCTGGTTTAAAGTAAGTTTCTCTATACTGTCCAATAAAGCGACCAAGCCTTTCCCCCATATCCAGGATTCGAAACTCTGCCCACAAGTCCATCAAACCATTAGAACTTGGAGTTCCTGTTAGTCCTACCATCCTTTTAACCTTAGGTCTAACCTTCATAAGTGATTTAAACCTCTTTGACCTATGGGACTTAAAGCTTGATAGCTCATCAATGACAACCATGTCGTAATCAAAGACAAGTCCACTCTTATTAATCAGCCAGTCTATATTCTCCCGATTGATAAGATAGATATCTGCTTTGGTCTTTAAAGCTTTTAACCTTTCTTCTTTACTGCCAATAGCAAGTGAATAGTTAATAATATCTAGGTGTTCCCATTTTTCTATTTCAGAAGGCCATGTAACTTTCGCTACTCTTAAAGGAGCTATAATTAAAACTTTTGATACTTCAAATGAGTCAAATAATAGATTTTTAATCGCTGTAAGACTGATTACGGTTTTACCTAACCTAAGCCCATATCAAGTAGAATGGCAGAGATAGGCTTGTCTTGAATATAGTTAATAGCATATCTTTGGTATTCATGTGGTATGAACTTCACTGGGCATCACCTCCGATTTCATCAAGTATCTTTTTAATATCACTTTTATTATCAAGAACAAAAACCTTAAATCCTAATTCCCTTAATTCTTTTATTCTCTTTATCTGAATAGGTCTTGGTCTTTTACCTGGACCCTTAACTTCTACAAAGCCTATCTTTCCTTCTGGGAGTAGTATGATTCGATCGGGTATCCCCGTCAAAGATGGGGAGATAAATTTAAGACACATCCCCTGACAGGCTTTAGTTTCTTTAACTAGTTTTCTTTCTATATCTTTTTCCAACACTTGAGTTTTCTTCCTCTCATCAGATGATGTGTAGGTCTCTGTAACCTATATATATAACTATTTATTATTATTTTATTTTTTTATTTATTATAAAAAGTTTTATATATAAGCTTCATTGACCTACATTTTTATATAAATTCAGACTTTAACCTTATACCTAGAACAAAACTACCTTTGCTTGTTCTCTTTCTTTCAAAGCCTTCAGTCTCCAGTGCATTATAAAAGTCAGAAGTGCTTCTGGCGTATTCACCTGTTCTCATACAGAAAGCTCTATACTCGCTATAAAACTCCCCAGACTTAGATGAGAAAGATTCATCAATCTCACAACAGTCCTCAAAGAATCTAGATATCCAGTCATTATCTGACTTGTATTTATTGATGGCACTTTCAACTTTTACTGGAAGCTTAAACTTATAGTCATCTTCAATAGCCTTCTTAGCTCCATCAATAACCCATTTAAGAATTGCACCCCCAGCATTATGGAAGAGATAATCACTATAGTTTTTAATATCTGATTTTCCTTCAATCTTTGCTTCAAAAGGAATAACTATAAGTCTTCTCCATGTTCCTTCATCCATTGCACCTACCTTTGGTAAATGGTTTGTATAAAGTACTAAGGTGTGGGATGGAGTAAACTTAAATGGTGCCTTATATTTCTTTTCAGCATGTATCTCATCTGTAGAACTAAGCTGTTTTACATTGGATGTAGAAAGCCTCATCCCTTCTTCAAGTTCTGCAGCAATAAGAAGTCTTTTCCCTCTAGCTTCAGCCAGCTCAGGTTTTGCATTTCTCTTACAACCTACTGTAAGAATATCTGCAGATATTGACCCACTGTAACTTCCAAGAACTCTTGCTATTACATTCCAAAATGTGGACTTACCATTCCTTCCTTCCCCATAAGCAATAATCAAAGCTTCTACATAGACTTTTCCTATGGTAGCAAGACCTGCTACTTTTTGAACATAGTTCATGAGTTCATCATCACCACAGAAGAATGTACCAAGGGCTTCTTCCCACAAACTTTTACCTTCGTCACTTGGGTCTACCATTGTTTGTTTGGTAATGAAATGAAGTGGATCATGTTCCATTTTCTCTCCCGTTCTTAAGTCAATGGTATAAGATGGAGTGTTTAATAAGAACTCGTCTTGATCTAGTTCCTTTTGTTCTATTTCTAACATAGGCATTGCCTCTTTTGTAGTTGCATGAATTGCTCTAGTGTCACCTCGTTTGATAGCATATTTCTTATAGTTTTCTGCCATCAGGTACTGGTTATATGAATGAGTCTGCTCTTTGCTAAAGAGTGAAACTGCTTTTTTGGTAGTTAGGCTTTCTAGCAAACCTAAAGCTCCATTTTTCCTCATTTCATCTCTTGCTTTTTTAAGTGCAATATCAGCTTCTTCAACTTGTCTATTAGCCAGGTCTTGAGATAAGCCATGTGCTTTTAAATCAGACTCCTCCCAGTAGCCATCGTTATATACTAAATATTTTGTTGATGGAGAGTAGCGAAGTCTGTCTTCATACTCTCTTACAAATACCTCAGCTTGGCCTACATCGGAATACTCAGATGGTTTTAAGTTAAACTCCGTATTATACTTTTCAGGTGGGATGTAATCCTCATTTGAGCTAATCTTTTTTCCAAACTTTAAGGCACTCTGCCAGATTTGTTCAAGTTCTTCATCTGGTAACGGAGGACTACAAAGCTCTGCCTTTTTATTAAATAGCTCTTTTGCTTGTTCTGTATTGCCGTATCTAATAAGAACTCGTCCAGCATAATGGCTCATAGTATTGTTACGATTGCCTTCTTGGATTTCATCTTGGGCTGCATCCCAAGCTTCAAAGTCATCTTCTAAAAGTTCAGTAACAAGCTTTCTACCACTAACGATCTCTACTACTGGATTTTCTACACCAAAGAAGAGTCTGGCTCCATCTAGTGCATTTCTATCAAAGAATGGATAGTAGTAAGCTAGTCTTTCTTTTAAACTTTCATATTCTTTGATGTCTGTAACCCTTGGAATAGGAAAGTAGATATGAAGCCTTGGCCTAGGAGCCTTGTTTTCTTTTTCCTTCATATGGTTTCTGCTATATACAACAGCAAACTCTACATCTTTAAATACATCCTTTAAATCCCCAATATCTTTCCAGTCTTTTGGATTATCGCTATAGTCATTATCTAAATCCATTGCAATGCAGTCTGACTCAACGAAATTACCTTTTGAGCGATAATTGTTTTTATATTTAGCCATGACATGGTCATGTTGAGCAGCCTTTTCCAAAGACCGAGTATCGGTGACTATAACTTCATTAGAATAAAGGCAGTTTTTTATATCTCCTCGAGTGTTTGATACATACAATTTCAATCTAATACCTCCTCTAGAGTAAAATATCTAATGGTCTTTCTGTATTTTTCTGCAAGCTTAATCTCTTCTTGCATGCCTTCAGAAATATATCCATCTAAAACCCAGATTTCTTGACACTTTCTTAGAAAAATTGAGTTCATAAACATAGCAAGATCCCTTTCTTTATCATTGTCATCATCCATAAATTGAGGAAAGAGAAGATGTGGAGCAAAGGGTATTGCATTCTTATCTACAGCAAACCTGGAAAAAGCTCTTGCATTTTTAACATTTTCTTCTACTTCACCACGATATGGAGAGCAGATATATACCAGAGGACGAAAGCCCTCTGAACGAATCTTACTTAAAGCATAGTAGGGTGTTAAGTCCAGATAACCCTCAGAATTATATTTATTCATGGCGACCTCCTAAAAAATATTCAATAAAATATTGTTGACCTTTACCTGTTACCTTTGTAGTTTTTGAAATAGTTACATGGCCATCAGAATGAGTGATAGCTGTTTCCTTTACTCTAAAAAGTCCTAGTTCCATAGCTCTTTGTGTTGGAGCATTATAGTCCGTTCCTTTTCTCTTGATTAAAAACCCATCTTGACGCAGCCTTTCAAAGAGCCTATTCTGACCAGTATCCATACCATTTGCCTTTAGGATTTTTGCAAGTTCACCAATTAATATGGTTGTATTACTAGTACTTACAGCATCTGCAAAGAGCTCCTTTGGCTTCATTTCTTCAATACGAGCATTTCTCTGTTCGATGGTCTTCTGAGCAATAAGCAGTGCCTTTGAAAGAATTTCCTCATTAGAATCATCATCCTTAACCTGAATGTATCCACCAGTCTTTCTTATAGATGGTAATACCTCATGAGTAATCCAGCGTTTAAATTTCTTTGCACTAGGTTTTCTGCTTGCAAGGATAAGATTATAAAGACCAAACTCATTAACACAGTTAGTAGCCCCTCCAGATAACCCTATGTTCAACATAGACTTCTCATCATCATCCAACCTGCCCATGGCTTGAGTAGTATTTGCGATATCAAGTGACTTACATATATCACTCGCTACAAACCATGGTTCGTCTTTCTCAGTCACCATCCTTACCTGTCCAAATTCTTCATTTTCAAATATCTTTAGTTCATTCATCTTATGAACCTCCTATAATTTATTAAGAGGAAAAACCCTCTCGCTATAATCCATAGGAGAGGGTCAATTCGGACGGGCAATATTAATCTTTTTGATAAAATTCACATTCAAAACCATCTGCATCAAGTATTAGTCCTTTTGCCCAGATAGGCTGAACTTTCATAATTTCATTTACTTCTTCAATACTGGATCTTCCTATTGGTGCTTCTATTACTACCTCATCATGGACATGCATTACAATTTCAAATCCTTCTTTACTTAATCTCATCATGGCTTCTGCTAAAATATCCCTTGAGATAGCCTGTACAATATTCTCTACAAATTTAGCACCATAGCTTTCTATCCTTTCCCACTTGTTTCCGAGGCCTGTCCCTTCATAGGTGATGGACTCACCACCAAACCTGTTCGTTCCCATTCTTGGTTTGACGTATGAAAGCCTTCTACCACTAGGAAGCTTAATAAAGAGAATACCTTTTTCATAAGAGAGAGCTAGGTTTTTAAATTTGATTTTGCTTCTTGTCTTTATTACATTTTTAATTGCCTTATCTATATCCCACCAAAGTTGGACTATGTTAGGATTGGCTTCTCGCCAGGAATCAACTATTGTCTGTAGTTCATCTTCCTCAATTCCCATTTCAATTGCACCCATTGCCTTAAGTGCTCCAATAGAACCACCATAACCACAGCCAAGCTCAGCTTGTTTACCTTTTTGTCTTAAGTGGCCATTTACACCATTCTTTTCTACTGGAACACCAAACATTCTAGATGCTGATTCACAATAAATGTCTTTGCCATCTTGAAAGGCATCCATTCTCCACCTCTCGTCTGCAAGCCAGGATAGGACTCTGGCCTCAATAGCTGAGAAGTCCGATACTATAAACCTGTAACCTTCTTTTGGAATAAATGCTGTTCTTATAAGTTGAGATAATACATCTGATGGGCTATCAAATAAAAGTTCAATGGTTTCATACTCACTATCTCTTACAAGACCTCGAGCAAGCTTTAAGTCTTTTAAATTGTTTCTTCTTAAGTTTTGGACTTGTATTAATCTGCCTGAATACCTTCCTGTTCGATTTGCACCATAGAACTGAATTAGGCCTCTAACTCTTTTATCATTTCCCCCAACATTTTCCATAGATGTGTATTTCCTAACACTAGACTTGGAGAGTTCCTGTCTTAATTCAAGCACTTCTTTTACATCACCTGTAGCTGTTTCAAGTGCAGCCTCAACTTTCTTTTTAGCTAATGAATCTATCTCTAATCCTTTTTTATTTAACCACTCTTTTAATTGCATTGGTGAATTTGGATTTTCAAGCCCAGTAAGTTCGATGGCTCTATTCATGTTTTCTTCTCGTAGCTTATCATCAAAGCAAATTGCTTCTTCTACTAGAGTGTTATCAATTTCAATTCCTCTATCATTTATCTCTTGGTCTAGATGATAATGATCCCATTCATTATTAGGAAGTGGAAAATGTGATAACCTTTCATGGATGGCAAGTTCTGTCTCTACATCTCGTTTGTTATATTCCTTAAAGGTCTCCCACTTTATTGGGTCATGGCTTGGAAGATTTCTAGTTCTTTTACCATTAGTTTTAGTTGGTTTACATGGCATACAAAAATATCTAATGAGGTTTTTACCTTCACTTAATTTTTGTTTTTCTAAACCGAGTACTTTACTTACATTTTCAAGAGATAATGGAAGTCCTAAATATAGAGACCAAACCATAGTGCAATACCATGAATCAGGATTCAACTTCTTACCTAAATACCTTGAAAGACATATACGTTCAAAGTTTGCATTGAAGGCCCATTTTTCTACTGAATCATCTTTTAATACATTTAGTATTTCTCTTGGAATCTTCTCACCACTAGCTAAATCAATTACACTTACCTTGCCACCATCAACAGAATAAGCAAAGAGGAGGATTTCAAAATCCTCACTCTCTGCATATTTATATACTCCACATTTAGATAAATCTGTTGATGAAAATGTTTCTAAATCAATGAATATTCTTTTAGGATAAAAAGTCATCATCATCATCTTCAAGACTTTCAAAGTCGTCTGCTGCACTGCTTCTTCCACCGAGTGGTTCTCCATCTTTTACCTTTTGGATATTGCCTAGCCCACAAGCCACACCTTTGTTCCCATTTACATTAAATGCATAGAAGCTAATAGACACCCTAGCATAGACACCACTGTATACTTCAGAACGATCTAGGATAGGTTCCACATTTCCATCTACAATCTGTGGTGCTGTTATGGAGTTTGCATTTACAAAATATGAATCCTTGTATGCTGCATCATCTTTTTCTACATCCCCATCACGAAGAGGAAGTTTTAAAGCTGCCTTCTTTGGTTTCTTTCCTCCAAATCTACCTATGCCTTCCTCAATAGCAGCATCAATGGCATTTTCAATCTTTTCAATGGTCTTTGTATCTGACTTTGGGATAATTAGTGATACAGAGTATTTTTCTTTGCCTCCTTGCACTGAATGTGGTTCCCACACATGGGCATATGATAGTCTTACTACTCCTGTTACTACCTTCGTTTTATTTCTCATTTATATTTCCTCCTTTTGGAATTCATCTTTTACAGTTTCAATCTCTTGTCTTTTATCTGACCTAGCTACTAGGGTTGTTTTTCCCTTTGGTTTCTCAAGTAGACCAGATAGTAAATCATTAAATTTCTCTTTACCTAATAACTTAGTCATAGATGTAATGCCTTTGAGCTTTTTCTCATAGGGGTCAAAACCTTCTGCTTCTACTAGACGAGCAACTTTATCTTCATCTATATATCTTCTATTACTGCGTCCTTCTACAAGTTTAAAGTCAGTCCATTTCCTACCTTCAAGTGCTCTTTTAAAAGCATAGTCTTTTATGTCTTTAATCCAAGATTCGATCTGGTCTACATGTTTTAGAGCCTCTTCTACCTCTTCATCTGATAGAAGGGGTGGAAGTTTAAACTCACATCTAGCAATTTCTAGTGCCACATTTGCTCTTTCCCTACAGATGCTCTTTGCTTTACAAAATCTGCACCAGTCTCCAGACTCAAACTCACCTTCACCATTAAAGGCTAATTTAGATTTAGGAATAATTACTTCTTCAGCCCACCTATAAAGCTTGTCTGCTACTATTTCAAAAGTTGAGATGTTCTCTCGTCTTGGCTGGTAGATGTGCATGGTCACTTTTTCTATGTCATAGATTCCATCAAATAGATCAAGTGCTCCAAGACCATAAAGCATTAGCTGGGTATTTTGATTTGCATCTACTAAAATTCCTTGACCATGCTTATAGTCAATTACATGGAGCTCTCCATCTGTAACAATGATTGCATCAGCTGTTCCATAGCTTTCTTTGGCAAACTTAGATAAATCAAGTCTCTCTTCAATTAGAACTAGAGGTTCTCTATACCTTGATATGACTTCCATTACATAAGTGGCATAGCTTTCTGCACAATCTTCCATCTCTTCATTGTAGAACTCTAAGTTTTCAGTTGGGTCTTTGCTTTCAAGTCCTAAGAGTTTTTTAAGCTTATGTTCACACAGAGCATGGGCTTCTGTTCCTTCCCTTGCATAGGAGCTAAACTCTTCTTGAAATTTTTCCGATAGCTTTATTGATGGTGGACAAGATATCCATCTCTCACTAGATGAAGGAGATAGATATGCATGACTAGTCATGACCGATCACCTTGGCATCCTTCATCAAGTCAGCATACCTAGATGATTCAACTTCAGATAGCTTGTTTGCTCCATAATCTTTAATGAGCTTTCTAACATCATCTGTAAAACCACTCCGACTTAAATCAGCGAGAACCGCTCTTACTTCTTCCAAGGAATAGGCCTTTTCAGCTTCCTTCTTTGGACTGTTATTGGACTCAAGCATAGCAATTAGTTCAGACAGAGAATCTATACAATCCTGTGCTTGGCTTACTACTTCATTAATAAATTTCATTCGTGACATTTTCTCCTCCTTCCTCTTCTTCAGTAATAGATAGTTCCTGTACTGTATCACCTGGAATGATTACGGTGACTCTTTTACTCTCACCAAATAAGAGATTAAGAAATTTCTCTCTGATGGATGTTTTCTTACATCTTACAAGGCGAGTAGTGCCTTCATCAGAAACACTTATTTTTAAATTGTGTTTCATACTTTTTCCCCCTTTCGAAGATGGCTTATTTGCCCCTTCGCTATAAACCATCTGAAAGGTAATATTCGGACGGCCTATTATAAATTTCTTTTTATTGTTGCAATAGCACGATTAATTGTTCTTCTAATTGCAGATTCATCTACACCTCGCATCTTAGCAATTTCCGTTTTTGAATATCCTTCAAGATAGTGAAGAATTAATATTTCTTGCTGATTTTCAGTACAAAGGGAAATGAGGGAATTTATCCTTTCCTTTTCTTCTAGAATTTCATGAGGGTTACATCTGCTAGAAAAATATTTTGCATCTTCATAAGTGAATGATTCTAATGATGAATGCCTATCTTCCCTAGATTCTTTCTGATTGTTCAATCTTTCTTCATAATGGGAATCCAGATAAGCTGTTTTCCAATCTGCTTTATAATTAGGATCTTGAAGCTGTGTACGAATTTCGATATCGTCTGGGCAATCCTCGATAAATAAATTAATTTCCTTTCTCTTACCTTGGTATTTAACAGTTAAAGGTCTTTGCATAAAAATGCTCCTTTCCCAGATGAGAAAAGAGCATGACAATCAGCCAAAAAACTCACCTTTTTTTTATTAAGTGAGCCTTTCGGCTGCTTTGAATATCTTTAGATTAATTGTTTAATAGGAAGGTTTAATTCCTAATTAATAAATTTACCCCCTATTATTTAAATAGATTTAAACTTCAATTTTTACTATTTGCTTTAGAACATATTTTCTTTTTTCTACCTCTACTATTAGTTTAGGTCATTTAATAACCCCCATGTCGGACACTTCATGCCCGCTTTGTAATGGCTAAAAATGCACAAAAAAAGAGCCATACATAAATCCTTTAGTTGGATTCATGCATAGCTCTTTGAAACTAAGCATTAAAAACGGACATGCCATGCCCGATTTTATAGAAAATAATTTAATTTTTATAATGGATCTGCATTAACAGATAACAAGAAATCCCTTATACTATTCATTGATTCAGGAAACTTGTGAGTAAGTACAAAGTCATACCATTGATGACTTGTGTTATTATGTATATCTAATGAATGTGGCGAACAATTAATTATATGGGAGCTAATTTTAGGTGGTAATTTAAGTGCGAGACATAGTGCGACTATTGAGTTAATAGATCCTTTAGTCTCACCTTTCATTATCCGTCTAACTGTTCTTTCATTTAATAGTACCTTTTCACCTAATTCTTCGTAGGTGATACCTCTCCAATCTTTAACTATTTCAAAGCAAGTCCTATAGTCTGTTGTCAATTGCCTATATATACGATATTCTTCCAAGACCTGCTCTTTAAGAAGTTTACTTTGTTTTTCAGGACTTGCATGCTGGTAGCCATCATTATATGAAATATCAAATACTACTGCAGAGCTTTCATCTCTATTTAAATAACATTCTGTGTAATACCTTTCTTTAACACCATCAGACTTAATTGCTAGGTCAAATATTAAACAGCATTCATCCATATGGGTTAGGGCATATCTAGTTAATACAGTTTCACCTAGTAGATTTTCTCCTACATATTTAGGATGGTTAAATACAAAATGTGAATCTACATATATATAATTTCCTTCTCTAATTTCTGGATTAATTAAACTTTGAATTGCAGCATCTTCTGCAGGAATAGAAAAGGTTTGATTTCTTTTTAGGGTTCCTTTCTTAAAGCTATGTGGCTTTACATATTGGCCATTAATATATAAAAATGCTCCTGCTGCTTCTTCATAGCCTGAATCAATCATTCTAATTTTAGCTGCTAGTCTTGATACACAGAAAAAGATTGCTAGTTCATCTATTGCAGGTTGTATTACATCAATAATTTCAGGAGTTTCTAGCTCTTTTTTAAATCGCTTTATAACTTCAAAGGCCTTAGTTTTAAATGATGAAAGTGGCATTTGAATTCTAGGTGCTAGTGCATTTGCATGCCATTCCATCCATCCTGTGGCATCTTTTTCTCCATCTTTTATGCCTCCTACTACTTTACATTTTATTTTGGTAGCGTTTTCATTATATAGTCTTTCTAGTTCAAAAGCTTTTCTATGCTTATCCCAATGAACGCATTCATGAACTATAGTATTATTTACCGCTCCTAAATTTCTTAAAAAATATGCCTTTGGATCTACAAATATTGTTCCTGCTTTAACTTCTTCAATTACCATTTCATCTATATGAGGGTCATAAAGCTCTGCCTGTGAATTATGAAAATATATCTGCCCAAAGATAGACATATCCTTGGTTATTTCTCTTACTTCTACTTTAAGTTCCATCTTATCAGCAAGCTCTATTGGATCTAGGGGCATGGGTCTTTTTAGCATTTCAGGATAGTATCTTTCTAAAAAATCTCTAGCAACTGAATCTAGTTCTTCCTTATTAATATAAGGTACTAGAGCATCTGATAAAGGTTTTTCAATTTTATTTCTTTGAGTATATACTTCTATACCTATAATATGAAAGTCATCTAAGGACTTTTCTAGATTGCCTTTACAGTTTAATAAAAACCATTGATTGCATAAATCATAATCATCATAGTGATAGTCACCTTCAGAAACCTTAATCTCAGCATCTATTACAACATCAAATTCAATTTCCATCCCTGGTAAATCATTGATTGATGCCATTTTAATTTCCATATCTGTAAGAATAACCTCTCCTACATTATGAACATTTTGTATGTCTAAATCTAAGTTGTCATGGTTTCCCTCTATATGTTCCTCTAAGTAGGAGTAAAAATCATTATAAAATCTATCTGATATATAATTTATAAAAGAACGATTTTTTACCATAAAATCCCCTCCCCTTTAGATAAATTATAACATAAAACGATATGAATTTTCAGACAAAAAACACCCCAGCTCGACAGCCTCTCTAATCCCAAGAGAAGCTAATCCAGCCAGGGTGCTTTTTACTTATCTACTTCTAATACTACTTTAAACTTTACTGAAAACGAATTAGCAGCCTCCGACTCTGGAAGTCCATCAACTATTTCATACTCTTCATCAAACTCATCAAAGAAATTCTTGTAATCATCATAGCTTGGAAATATTATGCCATCCATAGATCCCTTTCTAATCTTACCTTTAATATAATCTGATAAACAATACATTAAAAACTCCTGATGTTTTTTACTAAGTTCTTCAAATCTCATTTTTATCCCCTCCTACTTTATATATAGAAATAGGGTGGGGATTTTACTATGCATAAAGCTAAATATTTCTTATACTACCTGCAGATACTAGGATACAAAAATGGATTCTAAGACTTAAGGTTTCTCTCTTGGCCAACTGCTATATTCCAACTTCAATGCCATTAAAAAAATCGTCAACACTTACAAGTCTTGACTTAAAGCCTTTCTCAATATCAAAAGTCTTAGGATTAGTTATAGTAATCTCAGGAACAACAAATCGAAATTCCTGTTGTTGTATAAAAAAATCATCTTTGCAGTACAAGTGTCTATAAACATTGTCTGTTGTCATTGTAAATACTCTCTTATTATTGAACCTATCAGATGCCCCCGTCAGATATTCTAATCTATCCATTGTTAATATCGACATATCATAATAACGGACTAATTCTGAGTAGCACTTTTCTTCAAAAGCTTGGGTAACACACCTTATAAAATCTTTTGGTGTCTCTATCACTAATGCAGAATCTGCATCTCCAAAGTGTTCTCTAATTATTCTTTCCTTCTCCTTGTCAAATTTTATTTTATATCTATTGGCAGAATAATAGTATTCACAATCTGTAATGAATCCAGAAGTTAAACAAAATACAGGCATTTTATTCACTCCGTCAAACCCCATATTCATGATTGCTTCATCTATTCTATTTATTACTTTATCACTTTCATGGTCTCTTATTACAACATCAGTAGCATTTATTAACATTCTCCCATCTAAAGTATCGCCCTGACCTTTTTTCAGTTGCTCTTTTTCAATATCGTTAAAGCGGCCACTGTTAGAAAAATATACTTTTCCATTCTCAAGCTCTACTAAATGTTCCCTTCTACCAAACTTTACAAGGAATAATATTTCTTGACTCCCCATAATCCCCTACCCTCCTTTTTACCCAATTATACAACAAAACCCCCAAGGATTAAATCCCTAGGGGTATGCTTGTATCAACTCATTACTGAGTTAGTTATAATTCTTAATTATAGTCCCATTGCTGCTTCAATTTCAGCAATTGTTTCTAGGTCAGCTTTAACTTCAAATACTACTCCAGCTATATCTGCTTTAGCTTCTGCACCAAGTGCATCATAATCTTCGCTGATAGCTTCTAAAGCTGTAATCATAGCTGCTATATCTGCTGCTCCATTTACATCGCTGATTAAAGTTGTATAATCTCCTAAATAACCAGTAGTAAATATCGCAGTTTGTAAAGCATCAAAGTCTGCTGGAGCTGTTGCTTCTTCAGCTAATGCATCAATTACGTATTGAGCAAATTCAGCTTTAGCTGCGTTTGGAGTTAAGTTTGTAAATTCGTTAGCTGGTTGTAAATCAAATAATAATGTTCTCATTTCAGCTGCAGATTTTGTATTCAATGCGTCTGCATAAATAACTAATTTTTCTGTTTCTGCTCCTAGATGTTTAACACTTCCAGAAGTATTCACATCAGCTTTTAGTGCTGCAAGAGCAGTAGCATCTGTAGGATCACCTTCTAGAGTTGTAACACTACCAGCCAATGCATCATATGATGCACTACCAGTAGTATAATCTTCATCATATGCTACTTTCCAAGCTGCTTCAAAGTCTGCCATTGCATCTTTAGCATCTTGTACTATAGTTAAATCTAACGTTTCAGCTTCAAGTGCTGCAATTGCAGGAGTCAAAGTTGTAAGAGCAAGTTCAGTTTTTGTTAAGTCTTCTTTTTCTAAAGCTTCAATTGCTGCTACAAGATCATCATATTCAGTTACAGCACCTTCTGCTGGAACTTCACCATTAGCTGCTACAAAGTCTGCCAATGCTGTTTCAGCTTTTACGATTTCAGCATCTGCTGCTTCACGAGCGTCAGCAATTGCTTCTAATTCAGCATCTATTGCTTCTATAATCTCCGCTTTAGTATCTCCATTACTATCTGTAACTTCATCATTTACTAATACAAGTGCCTCTAATGCTGATTTGTATGCATTTAGCTCAGATGGTTTTGATCCATCTATGCTTCCAAATACAATTCCGTCGTCTCCAGCTACAACTGCATCAAGGTTGATTACATCAATTGCATCTGATATAGCATCGAAATCAGTCATAGCTCCATCAAGAGTATTTAAATCAGTATCAAAGATTGGTCCAGCTGTATCCATGTATGCATCCATATTTGCATCTAATACGTTGCTGAATTGTCCTTTTAATACTAGGTATTTAGCATATTCACTGGTTACTTCAGCATCTGTTAACTCTTCTTCAAAAGCATCAAATTCTGAATTTGCAGCAACAGCATCTACAACATCTTCTTGAACTTCTGCTACAGTGCTAAGAGGCTTAGCAGCTTCTTTTGCAGTATAGTAAGCATCAACTTTAGCTACATCAAAGCCTGTGAAATAAGCTTCATCAGCTAAAAGAGTTGCTAATTGAGCTGCAGTAGCTGCATTAATATCAGCAACTAATGTTTCAACTGCATCAAATTCAAGAGCTACATTAACTTCTTGTGTTGCTTCACCGATTGTTACTTCAACAACATATTCATCATCACCAAAAGTTTTGCTGCTAACATCAAATGTTACAACATTATCTATGATTTCAGCAGAATTAGCTGTAACTATTGCAGTTCCAGTCTTTGCACCTTCATCATCAAGTGCAAAAATAGCAACCTTTGCTGTTGCATCTTCTTCTGCTTCAAACGCTGCTACATTTAGTTCAATTGTCTTGTCAATAGCACTTACACTCTCAACAACCACTGAATGATCAATTTCAATCTCCTCAGTAGTTCCGTCAGCTTTTTTCAAAGTAATTGTATCTGGTAAAACACTTTCTTCTACATCAGTCATATCAACAGCATTTTTAAGATTACCTGTTGGAGTTTTAAATAAAATACTTCCATTAGCTTCTGCAACTGCTCGTTGCAATTCAGGTATGTAGGAAGCGTCATCTAATAGTTCTAGTTCGTATGCTTTATTTCCAATAATTACTATGTTACTAGGAACTCCAGCAGCCATAGCAACTGAGGAAAACATAAGCATAAACACTATAACTAAGCTTAGAACTCTAAATTTCTTCAT